TGTTTCACGTGAAACATTCTGTGCATCCCTATTGCGAAATTCGCACCCCTTGAATATTGGTCCGGTTTTGGTACATATTTGACCCTCGAATGATTAGATATCAGTGATAAAAGCGTGTCTTTTCAACGGCTTAGCAGCAATCGCAAGCCTTTTTTCGGCATGGCAAGGGGTGGGGTGCGAGGGCCACCGGGGGGTGCCTACGTAGTATATATACACAGCTACACACACGGGGTTTTTCGCACCTATGTGCATTTCTACACAGTAAACAATCATACATACACACGGAATGCGCAACGCGTAGTACGAGATACAGCACGATAGACGGGTGCAGAACCGCAACACAGTCAAACTATTTTGATAGCTATGTCGATTCCCTATTGACACCCTACTTTTTCTGAGTATAACTGCGTAGCAGGAACCCTAAGTAATACATATAAATGTTAAACGTCTATATGATAAACTCAAAGATAAGTAAAACATATATATGCTAAACATATAAGGTAGTTTACACAAATATGTTCAACTTAAAGGGTAGTATCGCATAATAAGTTTAACATATATATGTTTAACGTAGGTAAGCTTCCTACATTATCTGTATAATCCGTACATATCGCATAATAAGTTTAACATACCTGTTGACTCCCCTTATATGTTTGTATATTGTAGCTTTATACGTTACACAGCACAGCATATATCAGCATAACAGATATATGTATTACATATAACATCTGTGCTGTGTTAACTAAGGTGTATACTGCTAACGCTAAGTTAACATAAAGATAAGCTGCCCTCTCCCAGCTACAGCCTCTCCCTGACTTTGTGTTAAAAGCGTTAGCAGTATACTCCTACTGTAACTTCCTTGCATATAATCCTATATATTGTGTTGACTAACATGAAAAAGTCAGTAAAACTATACTCACACGAAAATGTCCTAGAAGAGTTCTACTCTGCTCTAGCTGACAAAGACGGTAAGCGTATACTTGAACAGGTTCACATACCTAAGAGTGACGTATTTTACGTTCGTGCTGCTATCGAAACAGACACGGGTGTACGATACACTCTAGATCGCGTGGAACGTGCAATGTATTTAGAAGGTATGCTAAATCGTAGGGATGTCTTCGAACCAGACGTTCCTCGTGAATGGGAAACATAAGACATATGGCTACCACGAAAGACGTAGAACGCTTGCCTAGCGGTAAGCTGAAGTACCGGGGCGAAACGTATCCCGGCTACAACAAGCCAAAGCGTACACCCGGCGGGTCAAAGAAGTCAGCGGTGCTAGCTAAAAAAGGTGACCAAGTTAAGGTCGTGCGCTTTGGTGATCCCGATATGAGTATCAAGAAAGACCAGCCCGGTAGACGTGCAAACTTTCGTGCTCGACATAATTGCGACACAGCCAAGGATAAGTTCACGGCCCGCTACTGGTCCTGCAAGGCTTGGTAGCCTGTAACACTACAGAGGTAACACATCATGGCAGTTAACGCAGCAGGTAACTACACTAAGCCCGGTATGCGCAAGAAGCTCGTAGCGAAGTACAAGGCAGGCAGCAAGGGTGGTAAGCCGGGTCAGTGGTCTGCACGTAAAGCTCAGATGGTTGCTAAAGAATACAAAGCGAAGGGCGGGGGTTACAAAAGCTGATGGCGTTATCTAAGTCACAAAAGTCCCTCAAGAGTTGGACAAAAGAAGACTGGGGTACGAAGTCCGGTAAGCCGTCTACGCAAGGCAAGAAGGCTACCGGTGAGCGTTACCTGCCTAAGAAGGCCAGAGATGCTCTCAGTGATGCTGAGTATGCTGCTACGTCCCGTGCTAAACGTGCAGGCAAGAAGGCTGGCAAACAGTTTGTGAAGCAGCCTAAGAAGATCGCAGAGAAGACAGCTAAGTTTCGTGCTAACGAAGGAGGGGTGACTCCCATGAAGAAACCTATGAACGAGGGCATGAAGGCTCTCAAGAAAGCAGCACCTGCAGTAGCCAAGCGTATGGGCTACAAGAAGGGTGGTGCGGTCATGTGTGGTGCGTCTAATCCAGCTACACAGAAGCAAACCCCTAAGATGTAGTAATGCACCCCGTCGAGGCTGACATCCGTGAATGGTCGCAGAACTTTCTGGAAGTACCATCTGAAGCACTCGGCGGTTTAGCCCCCTGCCCCTACGCACGAACTGCCTTCCTGAATGACAAGGTAAAGTTCAGCATCAATACGGGTGTCGGGGGTTTGTCATTAGAGGTAAGCGCATTCCAGAAACACGATTATGATATCGTAATCTGGGCAGATGAGACGCTACCAGATGTCGGTTATCTGGACGGTTTCTGTGATGCTATCAATAAGACTATGGCGTCTTCTGATATGCACCTCATGATGTTTCACCCGGACTACCCTGCAGATGATGCTGGCCTAGACTTTCTGGTTGATCATTCGGTAAGTGAAGACAGTGACCTAACGTACTGTATGGTATTTGTGCAGAACTTGTCTAAGGTAGATGATGCTTCTGTATGTTTAGAGAAGACAGGGTACTATGAGTATTTCCCTGAAGATGTACACAACGAACTCGTTCTAGAAAGAAGGAAGCTAAGATATGGCGATGGGTAAGAAACGTATGCCAGCTAAGAAAATGATGCGTGGTGGTATGACTGCTGCTGCCGGTGGTGCTAAAAAGAAGCCCGCCGCTAAGATGCGTGGCGGTGGTATGGCAAAGCCTATTAAGATGCGCGGTGGCGGCATGACCAAGAAGGGCAAGAAGTAATGCAAAAGGCTGTTGTGCTCTTTTTCGCTATGCTTCTGTTGAAGGCAAGTAAGCCTTTCCAGTATGTAGCGGATAAGCTGCACAGCAAGCATATGCAACTCTTGGATAAGGCAAACCAGTAATGCCCGACTTGTCAGCATCAAAGTTTCACACGCAAGGCTATACGATAGCGGCTACTGCAGCCGACGCTAGTGCTACAGTTGTGTATACGTGTCCGAATAACTTTGGTTCCGTCGTTCGGTATCTGCATCTGTCAAACAACAGCACGTCTACAAAGAAAGCCTATGTGCAGTTTTACCACGCGGATGACGGGGCGTATCACTATATTGCGAATGGCCTATCTATGTCAGGCCACAGCGTAGCTAATCTTGTGAACGGCGGCTACTTTAACTTACATGCAGGCGACAAGATCCTCGTGTATGGTGAGACGACCAACACCATTGAGGTAATCGTGTCTTGCGAAGAGTACTTTAACCCCACACACGGGACGTAGCGACATCATGAGAATAGCTAACGCGAGCTTTATATGGGCTATCATTATTTCTGTAGTAGGCGGGGCTTTGTGGCTAGGTCAGGAACAGGGACGCCTTACGTCTCAGGCTTACGCTCTTGAGAGCCGTGTGATTATACTGGAAGACCGTAGGGATGCCCTCGTAAAAGTGCAAGCAGACGTAGAGCACATCAAGCGTCAACTGGATCTGATTATGGAAGAGATGCGTAAGAGTAAATAGCTACTGCATAGCGGGGTTGCATTAATACCTTGCCATGCTGCATTGCAACATAAGTCTATCTGAATATAACTATCCTCGTGCCAATAAGGCATATCAATAATATCTGACGAGGATGGACAAACAGATGACGAAGTTTATGAAGTTTCTGGAGTATTACACAGACCGGCGTTCAAAAAATGCAGCATACCGTGTGCTTAACGATATGAGTGACTACGAACTGAAAGACATGGGAATCTCTAGGTGCGAGATCAAGCATAGAGTATACGGCCCCAAATAAACAAATGGGGTTAGGGAGAGGGTTGCTATGATAGAAGGTTTCTTGCAGACGTGGTGGCCGCAACTAACAGCTTTCGTGCTGGTTATTGCATGGCTGAATAGAGAGAGTATGCGTATGACTGTTCGAGTTGAGATGCTCGAAAAGAAAGTCGAAGGCCTCTACGTGTTGTGGAATAAGCAGGTAGATCGAATGCTAGATAAAACGGACACTAAGTAAGGGTTACTTATGGCACGACAGCTAACAGAAAATCAGCAGAAGTTCCTCGAAGTCTTGTTTGACGAAGCAGGGGGCGATGTCGTGCAAGCTAAGCGTCTCGCAGGTTACAGCGA